AGCCGAGGCAGTCTGAGTTCCATGCTTCAACTGCGGATATTGCCATCTACGGCGGGGCTGCCGGCGGGGGTAAGACGTGGAGTCTGTTGGTTGAGCCTTTGCGTCATATTGATAATCCTGGATTCGGTGCAGTCATTTTCCGGCGTACCATTCCGGAGATTACTCACGAGGGTGCATTGTGGGATGAGGCTCATGATATCTATCCCCATCGCGGGGGAGTTTCGAACGAGATCGACAAACGGTTCCGGTTCCCTGCCGGCTCGAATATTTCCTTTTCTCACATGCAGAGGGAGCAGGACAAGGAGGCCTGGAAATCTGCCCAGATTCCTTTGATCGAGTTTGATCAACTCGAGACTTTTTCGAAGTCTCAATTCTTTTATATGCTGTCTCGCAACCGTTCTATGTGCGGGGTCAAGCCGTATGTGCGTGCTTCGGCCAATCCGGAGCCGGGCTGGCTGGCCGACTTCCTGGCATGGTGGATTGATGATGAGGGGTGGGCTATTCCGGAGCGGTCCGGCCAGGTGCGTTGGATGGTCAATGAGAATGACCAGATTCATTGGGCGGATACTCCTGCGGAGTTGCAGGAAAAATTTCCAGGCTCCCTTCCGAAGTCTGTGACGTTTATTTTGTCGACGGTCTATGATAATGAGATTTTATTATCTAAGGATCCCGCATATTTAGCAAACCTTCAGGCACTTCCCTTGGTGGATCGGCAGAGGCTGCTGGGGGATGCCAAGCGGGGTGGAAACTGGAAAATCAAACCAGAGGCCGGCTTGGTGTTCAACCGGGCCTGGTTTGAGGTTGTCCAGGCAGTGCCGGCTGGCGGTCGTATGGTCCGGTTCTGGGATTTTGCTGCTACTAAGAAGCAACTCGGGACGACTAAGAAAAAAGATGACCCGGATTTTACGGCTTCGGTCAAGGCGAAAATCGTCGACGGTGTTACTTATATTCTGGACATGAGTAATGAGCGCATGAGTCCAGCCGAGGCCAACAATGCTGTCTATAATACGGCTACCCAGGATAATTCTGGCGGCTTGAAGGTTGCGGTCCGCTTCGAGCAGGAAGGCGGCGCGTCTGGGGTTCGGGATGCATATAATGTGGTTACAGGAATGCAGGGGTTCGACGTGATGGGAATTCCGGTAACGGGAGCCGGCGACAAAGTTCTCCGGGCCAAGCCATTGGCTGCCCAGGCTTTTGCCGGCAATGTCAAGTTGTTGGCTGGCTCTTGGAACGAGGAGTTCTTGTCTCAATTGCATAATTTTCCGGATCCCCAGTACCATGATGATATTGTTGACGCTGCTTCTGGATGCTATAATGAATTAGTCGGTCCTCGAGTTGCCGGCTCATTTGGAAGGTGATTATGGACTCTCTTGTTCAAATAAAGGAAATACTTTATAAAAACCATGGCGGTCCTGGTCCGCACAAAGATGGTTCGAGTCAGGATGTTCATGGTGGGGGCCGTGGAAGTGGTGTGGAGTCTAGCGATAGCTCTGGATCCGGATCCGCCGGCCAGTATGGTCAGTTCAAAGAGAAAAAATATAAAGTTCCTAAAAACGCGCATCCGGCTCCCTCGACCGGTACGCAGATGACGTTCACTCCGGAAGAGGGCGGTTATTTGTTTCATGGTACGCGCATGGGGGATACAGAGGAGTATCCTTTTGCCGACTCTGATGGGGTTGTCTTTTTTACTGATGATTTTCTTGAGGCTGCCGGCTATGCTCAGGGGTTGCATTTGGGTGGACGTGGGAATGGGACTCCCAGGGTGATGCAAGCACAATTGACTCCAGGAAAGATGGCAGATGTATCTAGTGCGATTGATCAGGAGATTTTTGAGGGTGATGGCGATTTGGGATTGGTGTTTAAGGCTGCGCGTGATCAGGGTTTTGATTATGCCTTTTATACCCATCCAACCTTTTCATCCGAGAATGACGAGCAGCGTGTGATTGTGGCGTTGAATCCCGGAGACCAGGTTGGATCTCTGAACACTGGTTGGTCTGTTGAAAGTGGTAAGTTATGGCATAGGCCAAGGAATCGGACTCGTGGTTGGAGTAATCAGGAGCTCAATAATATTCGTCTGGTTTTGTCTCATGGCGGTCCTGGTCCGCATCCATCCGGCTCGAGTCAGGACGTGCATGGTAAAAAGGGAGCCGGCTCAACTTCTACGTCTACGACCGCGTCGGTCCAATATAATAAGCGTGCCGGCACTCTTGCTGATTATGACAGTCTTATTAGTGGATCTGGCAATCCTGATATGTGGAATCGCAACCAGGCGATGTCTGCTAGTTTATATGATGAGGGGACTTCCGATGTTCTAGTTGATTCTCAGGGAAAGGTTCAGGCTCACTATACTGCAAAATTGATAGATCAGGAATTAATACTTGAATTGTATGAGATGAATCGTTTTGATCTTGAAGATTATTCGGATGTTGGTCAGCAACCATTTGAGGTTATGACACTTGGAGTTGCTCCCAGGAATTTAGGGGAGAGCGGTGGGGAACGGGGTTGGGGTTTGCATGCGATGCATGAAGTCATTAAGGATGCTAGGGCTGCAGGTGCTGATTATATTTTTCTAAGTTCCACGGATCCGGCAAAAGGTTTTTATGAGAATATTGGGATGCTTGAAATGGATGATATTGGTTATCCAGGCTTGTTTGTAATGTCTAGGTATCGATGGGATAAGTTCGAGGAGGCCTATAATGCCAGATTCCCAAAAAAGTAAGGAAATTGAAAAAACGGAGATTGTGATCGACTTCGATGAGGCTATGAAATATCCGCCGATTGCAGTTTCTACTAAAAAGCGCAGAAAAAAAAAGGAGCGTAAGATGTCAAAGAAACTTAATCTTGATCGGATGAAGTCTGTTCTCCGCACTCAGCACGGTGGTCCTGGTCCTCATAAGGATGGGAGCTCTCAGGATGTGCACGGGAAGAAAAGCTCCGGAGGCGGGAGCCGGCGTCGTGGGGGATCAGATCGACCGAGACCAAATATGCCGGCCGGGGAAGATGTTCGACCGAAAGGTAACACTCACTATAAGGGCAATTTAATTATTGCTGATTGGAAGCCTGGCCATCAGGATTTGTTGGATAGGATTGATTCTAGGGATACTGGCGAAAAATTGGCCTACGGTTTTAAGGTTGGGGATCGTGCGTGGGCTACTTTGCAAAACGGGGATGAATCTGAACTTGGGATATTGCGACACTATGAGGATGATAATTTTTATCTTGATGTCGATGCTGGAATTATCCGAGTTTATAAAACAAAAATTCACAATGAATTTGATTAATAAGGTAGGCAATTATGGCTGAAAAAAAGCCGAAACCGAAACCGGGGACGAAGGCTGACCTGCAGTTGAAACTTGACTCTGCTTTGCAGTTGAATTCGTACCTTTCCCGCTTGACCCGTTCCGGCTTGGGGCGTGCCCTGGGGCAGACGTTCGCCGGCGATCGAGATTTGTATTCCACTCTGGGGTACATGCTGGATCCGGAGTACACTGATTTTCTCAATATTTATGAGCGGGATGGGCTGGGGACCAGAGTCGTTGATTCTGTGAGTGATGAGACCTGGCGTGCCCATCCGGTTTTGTTTGAGTCTGAGAAAAAGGCCGAGGATGAAAAAGCCGAGCCAGGTCCGCTTCAGGAAAAGTTCAAAGAGTTAGTCGATAAATTTGATTTATGGGCTGAGTTCAACGAGCTCGACCGGATGTTGGGTATTTCCCGCTTTGCTTTGCTCTACCTGGGATTGCCAGGAAATCCAGACGAAGAGGTAAAGGGAAAGTCACAAAAACTGGCTTATGTGATCTCTTGTGATGAAGGGGTTGCGGATGTGGACGAATCAAGTATTGTGATCGATCCGGAGTCCGAGCGGTTTGGGATGCCTGATTTCTACTGGATTTCTATTGATGACCGGGGCGAGAATCGCCGGCGTGTTCATTATTCTCGCGTGATCCACATCAAAGAGGGCCGGCAGCGATTTGGGGGCCTGGGGCGCGTGTACGGTGTTCCCAGGATGAAAAAGATTATCAACCGGCTGCAGGACTTGGAGAAGGTTCTGGGGGGCGGGTCTGAGGCTTATTGGTTGTTGATCTATCGTGGTATGGCTCTCATGGCCAAAGAGGGCTTTACATTGCCTCCCAAGGACTCGGATGAGTACGAGGCGATGCAGGACGAGATCGACGAGTATGTGCATGGTCTGCGGCGCTATATCCGGCTGCAAGGGTTGGATATGCAGGATCTGGGTGGGAGTCCTGTCGACTCTCGGGCTCAGTTTGATGTGATCGTCGAGTACATTGCCGGCGCGATGCGTATCCCCCAGCGGGTGCTGCTAGGCTCCGAGCGTGGTAGCCTGGCCAGTTCCCAGGATGACGCCAACTTTATGGACTACATTGATAGCCGGCGGCATAACTTTGCGGAGCCTTATATTTTGCGGCCTTTCCTTAATCGTATGAATGAGCTCGGGATTCTAAAGTTGCCGGATGGCTATTATGTTGATTGGCCATCTCTATTCCAGTTGACCGATCTGGAGAAGGCCGACCTGGCCGGCAAGGTTGCGACTGCCATGGGCAGTGCTTCAGGTGGGGCTCCGGAGACAATCATTCCTCCGGAGGAATTTGCCAAGCGTTATTTGAATTTTGTCTGGACTCCCGCTATGAAGCGTGAGTTGGCCGAGCAGGAAGAG